TTTTAAATCCTGGATTAAATCATGTAGCATTATTTTTTAAAGGAGATGTTATTCATCATTTAACCGATAGACTATCTTGTAGAGAACCTTACTCTGAATGGTTGCTAAAATGTACAGGAAAGAGGTTACGTTATGCTTCGTAAATTAAAATTGTATGGAGAGTTAGCTAAATTTGTCGGACATAAAGAGTTTGATATTAAAGTAAACAATGTTGCTCAAGCTGTTAGTTTTTTAGTACATAATTTTCCAGAAGTGGAAAAGCACATGAATCCAAAATATTATCAAGTAAAAGTAGGTAGTTACGAAATTGGAAAAGAAGAAATAGCCTACCCAATAGGTAAAGAGGACATACACTTTGTTCCTGTCGTAACTGGTTCTGGAGGTTTAGGAAAATCACTATTAGGAGTAGCTTTAATTGGATTAGCATTTGCTACTGGTGGATCAAGTTTAGCTTTTGGTCTTGGTGGTTTTACTGGTGGTGCTGGAATATCTGCAATAGTAGGAAATGTAGGTATAGCACTAACATTGATGGGAGTTAGTGAAATGCTTTTTCCCATGCCACAACCTCCAAAATTTAGTTCTGAACAAGATCCTCGACTATCTTTTAGTTTTAGTGGTGTGCAAAATACATCAAGAGCAGGTACTCCTGTTCCAATAGTTTATGGTGAAATATTTACAGGAAGTGTTGTAATAAGTGCAGCAGTAGATACTAACCAAGTAGAAGGATGACAGAAAAAATTAAATTTATTACGGGTTCTGGAGGAGGAGGTTCTTCATCTTCAAAAACGCCATATCGTGCTCCTGACACTCTACATAGTAGACAGTTTGTTACTATTCAGGATTTAATATCTGAAGGCGAAATAGAAGGATTTTCTACTGCGTCAAAAGCAGAGTTAACAAAAGGAACAGCAGCATACGATAACGCAAGTTTGAAAGATGTATTTCTTAACGACACTCCAATATTACGTTCAACCGCATCAAACACTAATCCTGATGATACTGATTTCAACTTCCAGGAAGTAAAATTCAAGTCAAAATTTGGAACCTCAAACCAGACTGCGATGACGGGTATTCCAAACATTGATGAAAGTAGATCACCAACTATTGTGGGTGTTACTGTAAAAAATGAAGACGAAGCTACTACATGGAAAGCAAGTAACAGTTATACCGTTAATAATATAGTCAAATCTGGTAAAGAAGATGCTGACGATGAACTTGTTTTTAAATGTACAGTTGCAGGTCAAAGTGGATCAAATGAACCTGCTGATTTTACATCGGATTCTATTTCTATTGGAGACACAATTACTGATAACGGAGTTACCTGGACAGTGCAAGGTGCTGGAATAGCTGATGCGGTAGTTAGACAAATTGTTGCAAAGAGTCCAGAAAGTGCAAATGCAGATGCCGTAATTGTTACTTTAACTTGGCCTCAGATTCAAAAGTTTGAAACTGATGGAGATATAAGAGGTATGACAGTAAAGTACAAAATACAAGTTCAATATAATTCTGGTGGATTTACTGACGTTATTAATGAAAAAGTTAGTGGAAGAACAGGAGATGCTTACTCTAGAGATCATAGGGTAGATATTACAGGTGCATTTCCCGTTGATATAAGAGTTGTTCGCATAACAAAAACCAGTACAAACGCACAACGCATAAACGCTTTTCAATGGACAAGTATTCAAGAAGTAGTTGACATAAATTCAACCTACCCAAATAGTGCTTATGTAGGTCTTCGTTTGGACAGTAAACAATTTAATCGTATTCCTACAAGAAAATATCGTATTAGAGGAATAAAAGTAAGAATCCCAGGAGCAGGAGCTTCTAATTCTGGCACTCCCACTGTTGATATACAAACAGGAAGAATAGTTTATCCAGACGGTTATATTTTTAATGGAGTTATGGGTGCTGCTGTATGGACCTCGTGCCCTAGCATGGTACTACTTGATTTACTTACGAACACAAGGTATGGCCTGGGTAATCATGTTGTTGATACTAATTTAGATTTATTTAGTTTTGTGGCTGCCAGCAAGTATGCCAATGAATTAGTAGATGATGGTGAAGACTCAGATACAAAAGAAGCTAGGTTTAGTTGCAATGTAAATATTCAGAGTCCTAAAGAAGCATTTGCAGCAATAAATGATTTATCTGGAGTTATGAGATGTATGCCGATTTGGTCTGCTGGTGCAATCAATATTTCTCAAGATAAACCTACAACAGCAAGTTATTTATTTAATTTAGCCAATGTAGGAGAAGGAGGTTTTTCTTATTCGGGAAGCAGTTTAAAAACTAGACATAGCGTTATTTCTGTCAGTTATTTTAATATGGATTCCCGTGAGGTTGATTTTGAAGTAGTGGAAGATGCAGCAGCAATAGCAAAATTTGGAACGCTAATAAAGCAAGTAAAAGCATTTGCCTGTACTTCTCGTAATCAAGCTGCCAGGTTAGGAAGAGCAATTCTTTTTGCCGAACAAAACGAAAGTGAAACAATTACATTTTCGACTTCAATAGATGCAGGAATAGCTGTTAGACCTGGTTCTGTTATTGAAATAAACGATCCAGTAAGAGCAGGAGCTAGAAGAGGTGGTCGTGTAGTATCTGCAACAAATAATGAAATAACCATTGATGCTGTTGCACAAACAACTTTACCTGATCCAAATGACAATCCAACTATCAGTGTAATTTTGTCTGACGGTACAGTAGAAGTAGGCACTATATCAGATATGACAGGTGCAAAAATTACTGTAAATAGTGTGGATAAAATAAACGATCAAGGTGAAAAAGTTACACAGTCTACATTTTCATCAGCACCTCTTACAAATTCTCCCTACTTAATTTCTAGTACAAATTTGCAAACTCAACTATTTAGAGTAATTCAAGTTGAAGAGCAAGATGATATTAATTATGTGATAACAGCTTTATCGTATGTAGAAGGAAAATACAATTTTATTGAAAACAATACTCCATTACCTTCACGAAAAGTATCATTATTAAATCAACTTAAAGATCCTCCAAGTAACTTAACAGTTACAGAAACAACTGTTGTTATTAATAATATTGCTCGAAGTAAACTTATTGTAGATTGGCAGCCTGTTGATGGAGTATCACAATATTTGGTTAATTACAAACTAGAGGATGGAAACTATGTATCTCAAAATGTTTTTAGTAGTGATTTTGAATTATTAGACACCGTTAAAGGTACTTATAATATTCAAGTTTTTTCATATAATGCAGCATTAAATTTATCACCTAATTTTACAGAAACAACATTTGTAGCTCAAGGTAAAACGGCATTACCAGAAGATGTTTCTGGACTCACTATTGAGCCTATTAATGAACAGTTTGTAAGATTAAGATTTACACAGGCAACTGCTATAGATGTTTTACATGGTGGTCGTGTTTATGTAAGACATACAAATCAGACAGGTGGTGCAGCTACATTTCAATCCGCACAAGATGTAATCGAGGCTGTAGCTGGCAATGCAACAGAGGTTATAGCTCCTGCTCTTGCAGGAACTTATCTCCTTAAGTTTCAAGATGATGGGGGCAGATTTAGTGCAAATGCAACAAGTGTAGCTTTATCTATTGTTGATATTTTGGATTCTATTACTGTAAAAACTGATAGGGAAGATACTGACGGCACACCATACAACGGAACAAAATCGAATCTTACTTTTGACTCATCTCTTGGTGGATTAAAACTTACAGATCCAACTGCAAATGCTAGTGGTACTTATGATTTTGTAGATACTCTTGATCTTGGGGGTACATTCTCACTTGTCTTAAAACGTCATTTTCAAGGAGTTGGTTTTTATGCAGGAGATCAGTTTGATAACAGAACAGATAATATAGATACCTGGACAGATTTTGATGGAACTATTGCTAATGATGTAAACGCAAAAATGGCTGTACGAACCACAACTGATAATCCTTCTAGCTCTCCAACATATACATCTTTTAACGATTTTGCTAATGGAACATTTAAAGGTAGAGGATTTCAATTCAGAATTACTATAGATACAGCAGATACAGCACAGAATATGAATCTTCAGCAAGCAGGGTACACAGCAACAATGCCCTCAAGAACTGAACAATCTTCTGTTATAGCATCAGGAGCAGGAGCAAAAGCAGTTACATTTACTGCACCATTTTTTGTTGGAACGTCTGGACTTGGCAATCTAAATAACTTCTTACCATCTGTTAATATCTCTCCTCAAAATATGGCAACAGGAGATTATTTTGAACTTAGTAGTATATCTGGAACTGGCTTTACAGTTCA